TATGATCGTCAGGACATAGCCACAGCAATTATCGATCGTCCTGTAGATACGTCATGGGATGGATTCCTTGGTATAATGTCGGTTGATGATAAAACGGAAAAAGAAAAAGATGTATTGAAAGATGCATTTTGGAAGTTGGAAAAAGAATTTGGATTGAGTTTTGAGTTTTCCAGATTGGATAAGTTGGTTGGATTGGGACAGTACGCGGTGTTGTTGTTTGGTTTTAATGATGTAAAAGAGCAAGATGATTTCAAAAAACCATTATCCGGAGCGCCTAAACTGCTATATGTAAGTCCCTTCGCGGAACGAGATGCTCATATTTCCACATGGGAAACCAATCCGGCAAATTCCAGATATGGGCAACCAACGATGTATTCACTTGACATAGCCACTCCGGGAGAAGGGAAGAGTGGAATGCCCGGACAGATAGATGTCCATTACAGCCGGGTAATACATGTATGTGAGAATTCAATGATGTCAAACATATACGGTACTCCTCGATTGAAGGCTTTAGTCAACAGGTTGATTGATTTGGAGAAGCTGATGGGTGGGGATGCTGAGATGTTTTGGAAAGGAGCAAGACCTGGTTATTTCGGCAAAGTTGACAAAGACGCCAGTATGTCAGATGATGAGTGGGATGAATTGACAGATCAGTTAGAGAATTATGAACATGATTTGATTCGGTTTCTGCATGCTCAGGGAATGAGTGTAGAATCCCTTGCACAACAAATAGCTGATCCATCCAATCATGTAGACATACAGATACAAGCTCTTTCTGCCAAAACAGGAATACCAAAACGAATACTTGTAGGATCAGAAAGAGGAGAGTTATCATCAGAGCAAGATATCACCCAGTGGCGTTCATTGATAAAAACCCGACAGAGGAAATTCTGTGAACCAAAGATAATAACTCCCTTCATTGATAAATGCATGCTTCATGGAGTCTTGCCACAAGCAGAAGATTATGTAGCGGAATGGGAGGATATGTTTGCTCCATCAGAAAAGGAGAGAGCTGAAGTTGGTCAGATAAGAGCAAATGCATTGGATTCCTGGAGTAAATCATCATTGAATGCAGATGCTATACCAGCTAAGTTAGTTCCTAAACTGTTTTTGGGATTGAATGATGACCAGTTGGATGAGATTGAACGGGAGAAAGAACAACAAATGGAAGAAGAGGAAATTGAGATAAGAGAGGAAGAAGAAGTTAAAGAAGAAGTAACTATTGAAGGGTGACATGCACTTGTACACATACCGCAGTTGATGTCTATGAAAGACAAGATCGTTTCGACCCGACACGGACTACTTCATTGAGAGCCGCGTGGGTCAGAGAGATGAATAAACGGTTTCGTCGTCTTCGTGGATTAATCAATCAGGCAATCGTTGAACAGGATTGTTTTGGTATGATGTCTGTGTATACTCCTCCGGCTCACCGGGCATTTGCTTTCCCAAGAACTTCAGATAAAGTATCCGGGTTCATGACTTGGCTTGATCAGCAGGTAAAAGAAGGAATGTTGGATGTGAGGGATATTCGACAGGTTGGACAGAGTATTGACAGAGTGTGGACTAACAAGTATGTATATGACAGTTA